TTGTTTCCGGCGAACGGCCCCCAGAAACGGACCCCAAACGTGCTCACGGAAAAGCAGATTCGCGCGCTCAAGGCGCGGGAGAAGGAATATTCGGTTTCAGATGGGCGCACGGCGCGGGGCGAGGGTGTCCTGGTGCTGCGGGTGAGGCCCAACGGCACCAAGGAGTTCTACTACCAGCGCCGGGTCGGCGAGCAGAAGAGCAAGCGGAAGCTAGGTAACTGGCCGGAAATGACCCTGGCGGATGCGCGCGATCGTTGTCGCGACGAGAAGGAGGTGGCGGCTGCCGCCGGCACGTTCCAGGAGCTGCTGGATTCGTACCTGGCGAAGCTGGAGGGGGAGGGCGCGGCTTCGGCGGGAAATGTTGCCTGGTCGTTCCGGCATTACGTGTGCGAGCCGTTCCCGGCGCTGGTGAAGCGGCCTGCTTCGTTGATCGGTCCGGCGGACATCCGCGACATCATCAGCCGGATGATCGACAACGGCGTGACCACCTATTGCAACCGCCTACGTTCGCAGCTTCATGCGGCGTTCCAAGCCGGCCTGGAGCAGGAGTACAACCCGCGCAGCTATCTGCAGGTGAAGGTGCGCTTTGGCCTGCAGAGCAACCCGGTTGCCAGCATCCCGGTGCAAGAAGACTGGGAGCAGCCTGGGGACCGGGCGCTATCCAAGGTTGAGCTGCGGACGCTGTGGCAGCTGCTGCCAGAGAAATTGTCGCTCACCACCGCCGAGCTCGTCCGCTTCCTGATCGCTGCCGGTGGCCAGCGGCCTGAGCAGTTGCTCGCGTCCGATCGCTCCATGTACCACGACGATCACCTGGTGATTCGCAGCGCGAAGGGGCGGGTCCAGGGGGAGCGACAGCTGCACGTCGTGCCGTTCAATGAGCCGATGCGGCAGGTGCTGCACACGATGGCCGAGATCGATGAGCACAGCCCCTATCCGTTCCAGGGCCGGGTCCAGGGCCAGCCGCTCAACGTCCAGTCGCTGTCCAGAGCGGTGACCAAGCTCTATCAGCGGCATGAGAAGGCATTCGCCGGTCCCTTCACGCTGCGCGACCTGCGGCGGACCTGCAAGACGCTGATGGCCAGCGCCGGTATGAGCAAGGAGTTGCGCGACCGCATCCAGGGCCATGCCTTCAGCGATGTTTCCTCGAAGCACTACGACCGCTACGACTATTTCGAGGAGAAGCGCGCCGGCCTGCAGGTCTGGGCGGAGTGGTTGGAGCGGAACGTCATTCAATAGGGACCGCTCAGGCAGCCCCGTGATCCTCCCATTGCATCGGATCTGCTTGCCAGGCCGCAATGGCTGACTCACGCCAACCTACCCTACCCGGGGTGATGTTGATCGGCGGTGGAAACTGCTTCGCCTTGACCAGTCGCCAGATGGTGGCGCGAGAAAGGGAGGTGACAGCTACCACCTCTTCCTCCCTCAGGAATCTGTCCAACTTGACGGTCATTCAGTCTCCTCAGGCCCATCGAGGCTGTCAGTGAAGCTCTGGAAGATGCTACCGCTATTCATGGGGGTGCTCCTGGCGACGAGCCGGGACGGCCAGCGTCGTGTTTACCACCTGGGCTTCCTGGTCCGTCAGAGCGCCGAGGGCATTGGCCATGCTTGCCAATGCCAGGAGGTGGATGCGGTCGCTCAGGGTTCGACTGATCTGGTAGCGGATCAATGCCTCGCCGAGCAGGGCGGTTGCCCTGCAGCGGCGGATGAGGATCGGGTGGAGCGTGGTAGGCTGGTTAGTGCTGCTGCTCTGGGTCATTTGCATGATGATTCTCCGGGGGGTGTGGTGGGGCCTGGGGGAGTTGCCGCTCTCCCAGGCCTTTTCGTTTCTGGTGTTCGCTAGCGCGATTTGCCGGCCTTCTCTGCAGGCTGGTAGTAAGGGTTGCTGAAGACCCAGCAGCGAACCTTGCTGGGGCGGTTGTCGAGTGGGGCGGCAGCGCGCTGCAGCTCGCGGATGCGGCTGTCGACGGCCTTGTTGTCGAGATAGCGGAACTGGCGGGAGTCCTTGAGCAGCTCGCGCAAGGTGCTCATGTCAGCCAGGCGCTGGCGGTGCTCAGCGGCGCGCTCGATGAATTCGTTGAGGTTGATGGCCACCTCAGCGGGGTTCTTGCTGTGGTTGACGACCGGGTTTTCGCTGAGCGACTGGAGGTAGTCGTAGACCTGCCAGAATTCGGTGACGACCGGGTTGTCCGCGCTGATGGCGGCTTGGCGTTCCAGGGCGATGCGGACGATGGTGCGCTGGGTCTGGCGGACCATTTCCTGGGGAATGGCCACCACTAGGGAGAGGCAGTCGAGCAGGGCGAGGAACATGGCGTGGTTCTTCACGATCCGCTCGATGCGCAGGTGGCCGACCAAGTCGCTCTGGCAACTGCTGCAGCGATGACTTTCGGCGCCGAGACGCGCACCGCAGCAGAAGCAGGTGTCGCCCAGGCGGCGCAGCTTGGCCTCGTACTGCGGGAACAGCTCGTGGAAGCGGGCCAGGACCTCGGCCTCCTTGCGGGTGGCCAGCAGCAGGAAGTGGCTCAGGGCCTCGCCGTCCATACGGCTCAGGGTGTCGGCCGCGGCGCGGCTCTCGTCGGTCAGTACCGGGCGGGTGAAGTGCAGCTTCACGATCCGGGTGAGGATGGCCTCGGAGGCGCTGACCGGAGCGTTCTGGCTGATGGCGATGGTGCCGCGGAAGGGCGGCTCGTAGGTCTCGTTGCCGCTGGTCTTCATGCCGCGGGTGCGCAGGGTGCCACCGCCGAAGAAGTCCTTGAGCTCGTCCCAGTCGAAGCTCTTGGCGTGGGCTTTCTCGGGGTCGTTGCGGTCGCCCTCGATGAGGACGATGGGCATGCCGGCGACCTGGCCCATGGCGCGGCTGCGGCCGGCGGTGGAGGACTTGGACGGGTCGAAGCCTTCGTAGCCGGCCCGGCCGAACAGCTTCCAGAGGAAAGTCAGCAGCGTGGTCTTGCCGGCGCCGGCCTCGCCGGTGGCTTCCAGGAAAGGGAAGGATTGGTAGCGGGCGCGGATCTGCTCGGCGAACAGGGAGCCGAACCAGAAGGTCAGCGCGGTCAGGCCGTTGGCGCCGAAGCAGGTCCAGAGCAACGGCAGCCAGTCGCTGCGGTAGTCGCCGGCGGCAGGGTTGGGCTTGAGGCCGATGGTCTTTTGCAGGGTCTTCAGGCGCAGCTTGCCGAAGTCGAAATAGTCCTCGTCATTGACCTGGTGCAGTTGGCCATCGCGCACCGCCAGGTCACCGAAAACGTAGCAGCCGTGCTCGCGGCTGTAGCCGACATAGTCCATGGTCTCCACAGTTTTCAGGCCGAAGAGCTGGTCCTTCATGATCTTGTCCAGCTGGGTACCGCTGCCGGTGAAGACGGCGCCGGCGGCCATGCTGAGCAGGCGTTTCTTGAATTCGCTGGCGGCGGCGACCTGGGCGCCGGTGAAGGTGTTCTTCACCGGGGCGCCGTCGTGAGGAAACTCCACGCGGAAGTAGTACCAGGACTCGTCGGTGACCTCATTGCGCTGGAAGTACAGGGCTTGGGGCGCGCAGTTGGCGATCTCCACCACGTTGCCGGCCAGGCGCATGGCCTTGTCGCGCTGCTGCTTGGTTGTCAGCTCGCGGTCTTCGTCGCGCTCGGATTCCTCGAGGTGCGCAAGGGCCTTGTTGTACTTGTCCAGGTCCAGCTTGAACCAGTAGAGGCGGCTCTCGAAGGTGAAGTGGAATTCGTGCCGCTCACGCCATTCGTACATGAGCACCGCCTTTTCCGCGGCGGTGTCGGCCAGTAGCAGAGCGCCGTGGTGGCGGGCCTCCTTAAGGTCTTTCTCGCGGCGCTCGATGCGCTTGGCGTCGTCCGGCTCGAAGGCCCAGCGCTGGTGCAGGTCGTTCCAGTCGACTTTGCGGCCGGGCTGAGGGATCTGCGCTGCCTCGCAGGTGAAGCCCAGCTCGCGAGCCTGGCGTGCCCAGCGGCGGGTGTAGCGGTGGGCGCCAGGCTCGTTGTCCAGAGCCCAGACCAGTTTGGGCAACCTGCCCTGGCGGCTGCTGGCCAGCGCCTTGAGCGATTCCTCAGGGTAGGCATTGCTGCTCATGGCCGAGACGGCGGCGATGTCGTGGTGGGCCAGAGCAATGGCGTCGAAGATGCCCTCGACGATCCAGAGCTCCTTGACCGTCTGCAGATTGAGGCTGGGTGGGCACCACCAGACGCCGCGGTAGCTGGCGCCAGGCTGAAAGCGCGCCTTCTGCTTGCCGAAGCGAGCCGGGCGGTCGATCAGTCGCTCCCAGTAGCCGCCCTTGGCCAGGGGAAACCGCACGGTGGCCGAGCCGAGGCCCTGGGCACGGTCCCAGTAGTTCTCCTGGCTGTACCAGCCCTTTATCAGGGCCAGGTCGAAGCCACGGGCGAATTGCAGGTAGCCGTCGGCGCTGGCAGCCGGAGCGTCGGCGCTTGGCTTGAAACGCTCGGACCAGTCCTCGAACAGCTCGCTGAACAGCTCCTTGACGTGCCAGCTCTGGCCGCACTTCGCCTCGCGGCCGCACTTCACCACCCAGGGGTTGGTGTGATCGGTGAACAGCTCGCGTTTGTGGCAGGCCGGGCACTCGCCTTTGCGCAGGTACTTGGTGCCGCTGATGTGCTGCATCCCGAGGTCTCGCTCGAGGCGCTGGAGCACGTCGACGCGGAGCTGCTGGTCCATCTGACGCATGCTCAGAACTCCGCCGCGTGGCCGGTACCGAGGTCGCGCACCAGGCGCAGGTCGCTGCCCTCATGGCGTTCGGCGTCGGTGGCCAGGATGTTCAAGGCCCGGGCGAGCTCGCGCAGATCGGCGGGGGTCCAGTAGTCCTCTTTACCTAGGGCGCCGTCGTTGGAAACGACCAGGGGCTGGCCAGCGTTGCGGTGAAGGGTGACATCGAGCTGGCGGCGCATCAGTTGGCCTCCTGGGTGGCGAGCTGAGCGCGGATCTGAGCGGCGGTCTGGTAGGCGGCGAGCATGGACGGGAAGCGCTGCAGGATGGCGGCGCGGCGCTTTTCGGTGTCCTCGATACGGAGGTAGCGCGGTTCGTTCCAGTGCTGGTTGACGATGTAGTCGGCGCGGCCCTGGAGCCAGCGGGCGTAGGTCTCAGCGACTGCCGGCGGTAGTTCGATCTGGAGGGAGAGGGTGTTCGGCATGATGTTTCTCGCTGCAAAAAGGCGCAGTTCACCCATACCCACGCAAGGCGGGCATGGATCAGGTATTCAGGGGCTTAGCGGGAGGCGTTCTGTCGCGTGCCGGGGTCTTCGTCGATCAGCGCGTCGAAGATCTCCTGGACGGGGATTCGGTAACGCAGGCCAGTGGCAGGGTTGACTAGGACGACGACGTCGCCGGTGCTGGCGTCGATGTCCAGGAAGCGGTGGCCTTTCACGGCCTCGAGCTGGTCAGCGGCGCGGGCGACCAGGCGCTCGGAAGTGTGCTGCGGGACGCCCATCTGCAGCAGGTACTCAACGCCGCGGTTGAACAGCTGCTGGCTGTGGCCGAGGTGTTCGCCTTCGTGGCGCTGCAGGAAAGCGAAGGCGGCGGCCTGCATGGCGTCGAGGTAATCGTTGGGATGGTTGGTAGTGTTCACGATGCGAGGTCCTCTCTGACGTGCTGCTGCTGCTGCTGCTGCTGCTGCTGGTCTTCGTCGATCTCATCCCTGAGCAAGCTCAGCTGCTCTTCGCGGATGACAAGGTTGTTCTCGTATACCTTCTGCGCCATCTTCCTGAGATGGTTGTTGCTGGGTGGCAACTCACAGGCCGGCGCATTGGGTAGGCCGCTGGGGCTGGCCAGATGGGTCAGCTCGGTGCGGGCGTAGAACGATGCGCTGCAAGGCGCGAAGTGACACTGGTATACCTGCTGGCGGAGGAATACATGGGCGAACCAGCTGGTCCGGCAGACCAGGGGCGCGCCACAGAAGCAGCACCAGAACTGCCCCTTCTTTGGTTTCTTGAACAAAGCCATCTACCTTCCCTGCCGCCATGGGCGGCTCCGGCCTAGCCGGTTTCTGGCGCTCCGCGCCGACTACGTTCCCGCCGCCTTGGCAGGAATTCAGGGTTCGCCCTTGGGCTAGTGTTTGCGGCCGTTCGCCTTGGCCGCATGCAACGTGATGACGGCCCAGACCTCTTCCTCGCGCGCCGCCATGTGTCGGCGGTGGGCACCGAGGATCTGGACGACCTCGTGCTCGTCGATGACGCCGTCCTCGAGCGCCTGGCCGATGATCTGGTCCACCAGGCCGCGCTTGACGGCGGTCTTCACCGAGCGGGCGTAGAGGTCCAGGTTGTCCAGGTCGCCGACCTCGGCCTGGCGGACGAAGAAACCGCCGTATTGGCCGGCGAGGTAGTCCACCAGGTAGCTGGTGCCGGTCTCTTGCTCGAGCAGCAGGATCTGTTGGTCGGTGAGGGGGCGGCAGCCGGCGGTTTCGTAGGCGTGGTTGTCGAATTTCTTAAGCGGCAGGCCGAGGCGGGCGGCGGCGCACTCGCGGCCGCCGGGGTAGGCGCAAATGACGGCGCTGATGACCTGGCGGCGTGTTTCTAGGGCAGGGCGTTTCATCTTCCAGTATCTCCCTGGGCCGGCTGGCCCTATTGTTGCGCCGCAGCGGTGGCCAGGATTTCGCCCTGCTTGATGCCGAGCAGGACGGCCGCGCGGTGGGCTTCACCCCGGCGACCTTTCTTCCGGCCGTTGAGCAGGTCGCTAACCAAGTTTTTGTTCAGCGAATGGGTACGGCAGAACTCGGCGATGGACATGCCCGCGCGGTCCAGCTTGTCGCGGGCTTGCTCGGGAGTAAGGGGGGCGGGCATAGTGTTCATCTGTGTTCAATCGTGTTCATTCGATGCTGATTATGCACCCGAGCGGACGCATTTCAAAGGATTTTGTGTGCAAGCGCGTGCATTGGGCGACAGATTGCGCCAAGAAAGGGACCGCCTGCAGTTGACGCAGGACGAATTAGGTCAACTAGGCGGCGTGAATCGAAATTCGCAGGGCAAGTACGAAAAGGGAGAGCGGAATCCCGATTCCGTCTACCTGGAAGCCGTCGCCGCAGCTGGCGTCGACGTGCTCTACGTGCTGACGGGGAAGCGTCAGCCTCTGGAAGAAGTCTCCCTTGCACCCGATGAGCAGGAAGTCGTCGGCTACTACCGGGGAATGTCCGATGTCAGCAAAGACGCTGTTCGTCGAATGACCTTCGCTCTGGCCGCAGCTGACGGCGCACTGGATTCCGGCAAGGCGTAAGCCCTGTCGGCCCCGGCCATGGGGGCCGGGAAGCATGGATTCCACAAGGAGCAGTTCCATGACCGATCACAATCGCTCGTTCACGAGCTTGCCGTCTGCCTCCAGCACAGGAGGCACAGCATGTCGCTGACACCCTGTAAGACCTGTGGCCACCAAGTGGCCCCCACGGCGAAGGTGTGCCCCGGGTGTGGCGTGAAGAACCCAGGCGTCCGCCTCAAGCACTACCTGTACGGCATTGCCTTCGCCACCGCCCTGGGATGGTTCGTGATCAACGTCCTGGGAGCACCGCCCAAGCAGGACGGCGTGAAGATCACGGCCGAGGAATACGGCGAAGCCTGGCCCTTCACAGTGCCATCAGTGCTGCTGGACTGTGAGCCGCCGGCGTACACCGTGGTTCGCGTTAATGGCGGCACCTACGCGATCAACGGTTCCGCGCGATCCAAGGCTGCGAAGATGGGCTGGCGCGATCTATCGGCGATCTGGCGGGAGGATCCCAAGGCAGTGGGTACCACCACCCCGTGGAAAGTGCCCGTGCCCACGGAGATGATCCAGCGAGCGCTGGATAGCTGTCCCAAGCCCTGAATCCAAAAGCCCGGCCTAGAGCCGGGCTTTTTGTTTCAAGGGTTCCTTAAGGGTTGGCGACCTACGTCACAGAATGTACTGTATGCAAATACAGTATCGCGAGGGTCATGCAACCATGGAGCAGGTGAGATTTCCCCAGGCTGAGCCGCAACAACGTCGAGATGACGATGTATGCCTGGTGAGTGGCGAGCTGGATCTGCTTGATGCCTTTCGTCAGCTGTCCGAGGCCGATCAAGCGCGCGTTTGCCTGTTGGCGCGCAGCCTAGCCTGGGCCGCTGGCCCGTTACCTTCCCGCCGTTAGACGCCGCTCGTCGTATCTCCTGTTGACCTCCTTCTAAAGCCGTCACCTATACTGTTTAAACGTACAGTATCAAGGTGCCATCATGGACGCTTTCAAGACACGGGGTCGCAGACTCGCGCAGCTCGCGCTCTCCCAGGCGCGGCTGAAGATCACCGGCTTCCAGAGCCCGGCCGAGGATCACGCGCAGCTGCCGCTTTCGATCGATGAGGCGATTGGCTGGGGCGCGCCGAACCTCTGGCTCTGGCTGGTGAACAGCGAGGCCCTGGCGGGCCTGAGCATCCACCAGGGGGACGTCCTGGTCGTGGACCGGGCGGGCTCCGTTGAGCCCGGGCGGGCGGTGATCGTGGTGGCCGACTGCGAGCACAGGCTCTGCACCGTCCTCTCTGACCAGGAACGGCACCAGCTGCTGGCGACGATCGGGAGCGATGGCCACCCACGGCCACTCGACCTTATCGGCGAGGTCGAACTCTGGGGCGTCGTGGACTTCCTGATGCGAGACCTACGGCCATGAGCGTCTACGGCCTGATCGATTGCAACAGCTTCTACTGCAGCTGCGAGCGGCTGTTCCGGCCGGAACTGAACGGGCGGCCGGTGGTGGTGCTGTCGAACAACGACGGATGCGTGATCGCGCGCAGCCGCGAGGCGAAGGCCCTGGGTATCGGGATGGGCGTGCCGTACTTCCAGAATCGGGCCTTCTTGCGGCAGCACGACGTGGCCGTCTTCAGCTCCAACTACGAGCTCTATGCCGACGTCTCGAACCGCGTGATGAGAACCATCCAGGGCATGGTGCCGGACCTGGAGGTGTACTCCATCGATGAGTGCTGGGCGGATCTTACCGGCATGCCGGGTGACCTTGAGGCGCTCGGCCGGGAAATCCAGGCGCGGGTGCGGCGCTGGGTGGGCATCCCAGTCGGCGTAGGGATTTCGACGACCAAGACCCTGGCCAAGCTCGCGCAGTGGGCCGGGAAGACCTGGCGCGCGACCGGGGGCGTGGTGGATCTCACCGACTCCCTCCGGCAAGGGCGCCTGTTGCCGCTGGCACCAGCGGGCGATGTGTGGGGCGTAGGTCGCAAGCTGACCACTCGCCTGCAGGGCCTCGGCATCACCACGGCCGAGGATCTGGCCCGGGCGGATCTATCGATGCTGCGCAAGGAGTTCTCTCGCGTCCTGGAGCGAACGGCGCGGGAGCTGCGCGGCGAGCAGTGGATGCGCCTGCATGAGGCGCCGCCGCTGAAGAAGGAGATCATCAGCTCGCGGATGTTCGGCCACCGGGTGTATCACCTCGAGGCGCTGCGCGAGGCTATGGCCACCTACGTGACCCGGGCGGCCGAGAAGCTGCGCGAGCAGGGGTCGCTGTGCTCCACGCTGCTGGTGAGCGTGCAGACCGGCCAGCACGAGCCCGAGGACCGCCGCTACTACCGCAGCCTGGGCATCCAACTCGCTCACCCAACCGACGACACCCGCATCCTGGTGCAGGCCGCGCTGGCTGGCCTGGACCCTATCTATCGCGAGGGCTACGCCTACTCGAAGTGCGCGGTGGTGCTGGGCAGCATCGTGCAGACGGACGAGTTCACCCCAGACCTCTTCGCCCCGGCCGGGCAGGGGCGCCCGAGCGAGCTGATGCAGGTAGTGGATCGGATCAATGCCCGGTACGGGCGGGCAGCGCTGCACGTGGGGCGGTTACCCGCCGATCCGGCGTGGCAGATGCGGCGGGAGCTGTTGTCGCGGGCGGGATAGCTTTCGCTGCTTTAGGAGCTAAGAAACTTTCTGACCAGATATTGAGTACTCATCCATAGCTTTTAGTAACTTGCTACAGATGCCATTAGGTACTCTTCCTTTTATGCTTTTCTTTCCTTGCTCATAAGGAATTATTTCGGCGTGGGCAGGGTTTTCAGGTAATGGGTCTACAGTCACTTCGAATTCGACTGCCGACTCACTTTCGCGTCCAATTGACTTGATAGCTTCAACAGTGATTATTCCGTAGCCCAAAATTGGAGTTTGGCCACCGCCAATTTGATTTTTGAAATTTTCTAAGATCGTTTCCAGTGAAAGTACGGCAAGACGAGAGGCTGACTTGTTGGGCTTATTGAAAGTACTTTTACTGCCTCTGTTAAGCTTGTCGTCCCAGCTCGGTTGATGCAGTGCGATAACAATCGATTCTGCGTCTGGAACCAATTCCCTGATTATTGCTCTGTCGAACAACTCCTGTAGGTTCAACTGCATTGCATGACTCTCAAATGGCCTGGTGCAAATGTTCCTTGAGCTTCTCGTCGAACTCGCGAAACTCAATGCGGTCATCCCAGCCATCTATGTAGAAAGCGTAGCCAGATTCTTCGAATGTAATCTCTGCTATACGATCTTCTTTTGGATTAGAAATTGGCCAGTTCAATACAAGATTGCCCTCATCATCCATGAAGACGCCTACGCCTTTATCTTTAAGATTGTACGCGGTAATAAATTCCGCGCATTTTCTTAAAGAAGCAAGCGATAGAGCCTTGGCTCCTTGGCCATCCCAGTTTTCTTGACAGCCTATCAACATGACTAGGCGATCTGCCGAATGTTGATCAAGTCTTTCTGCGAACGTAGATCTATAGTTCATGGCAAGAACGGCCCTGAGATCAGAAACCATGCATGAGTAGTCTAGTTGCGGCGGCTCGTCCCAAAGGCTGGAGCCGTGGCTGCGAACACGTTCAGAAACTTCAAATGTGGTGCTTACGGTAGAGTTCCACTGAAACGAAGCATAATACTTACGAACCGCGTTTTTAACCTCTCGAAATCCCACATTAAACGTGCGCATTATGTCGTGAGATTCCAGCGTCTGATGCGTGACAAGTCCGTCATGCATTGAGGTGCGATCTCGGAAGACAAAGTCAAGAGTGGTTTCCGAAACAGAATTTTGTAGACGGTAGGCAGTGGTGGTCATATCCGCTCCTCGACTAATTTCATTCTGTCATGAATCGGTTTGGTTAAATCAATGAAAACTGAATGTATGGCATTTCTAGCGGCGGCGAAGGCCTGAAGGATAGAGGCAGAATCCTTCTCGACTTTTTCTTCTACCTCGGCTGTCATTTCAAGAATAATTGCCTTGTCGCCTCTCACATGGCCTTCGGCAAACTTGAGCTGGAGTTCGCCAAATGGTAGCGACTGCACGAGGTGAAGGGTGGGGAGTTTCGTTGGAAGGCCGCCATCAACGTTAGAGAATGCGTCTGGTAGAGTAAGTTTTATACCAAGAACATCTCTTGCAAATTCAAATAGATTCCTACCGTCGGTGTAGTCATCGGTAAATGCATCTACATAGCGGAGTAGTACAGATACCTGGGAGGTTTGTTCGGATAAGAATGGAAGGTCGGAAGCTAGTAATGACTCAATGCCTAGCTTTACTGTAGGCTCAAAGTCCACCCATGAAGTATAAGACGGGGGCAGAGCGTTGGCTGTAAATATTCCAGGTCCGACTTGGTAAAGGGTGGCCGTCTTGGCCGCATTACTCGAATCGGTAAATCTGTATCTGATGATGGGCTCATGAACCAGGCATGGAAAGCCAGGTGGAACAAGTCGTTCAGAGTTTCCATAGCCTAGTTCTGCAACCTTGCGAGTCAGGGTCGAAAACGGAAGCTCATGTTGCTGTATTACTGGGGGCATGACAGGCATGACTGGCATACCCATAGGCAAGCCAGATTGAGTATGGCCAGGTAGGTCCCACCTCAACTCAGCGATGATTTCGATCAGAGGAGAGTTCTCGAAACGTTCGTTCATAGTGCTTCCAAGCAGGGGCTTCAGCCTAATTGGGCAACAGATAATGATGATGTTGACAGTCGACCATCGAATTCTGCTTCCCATCGTCAGGCCCTTGCCTGGTCCTGACGATGATAAGCAGACATTGACAGCTAGCACGTAGAAAAACAAGTACTCAGGTTAAGCTCTGAGATACCTTATGCTTTCCATGTTATTGATTTTGTTGGATTTTTTTAGGGTGCTTGATGGCTCAAAGCTATCATTTTTACGCCGTTCATCGTTTGTTCAGTTTTAAGTGGGGAAATGATCTTTCAGGCGGGTGTATTCCCGCTCTACCGCCCGCTTCGCCGACGCCTTCGTCGCGTACAGATGCCGCAGCCGCCGCGGCTTGCTCTGGTCGCCGGCAGTGAGGGTGTGTTCCTTGCCGGTCTTGGGGTCGCGGTAGTAGGCGATGATCCCGGTGTAGTCGCCCTGGCTCTCGTCGGCCAAGTCAGCGACCAGGTCCTCGGGCAGCTTGGCTTCCAGCTCCAGGCGCGTGGTATAGCCGCCGTCCGCGGTGAGGCTGTGCTGCACGTGGCCGCCGTACCAGATGATGGCGTCGATCTCGGCCTTGACGCCCTGGAGGGTGTAGGTGAGTTCGGGCATGAGTTCCGGTCGGCCCAGGGCCAGTTGGTAGGTGAGAGTGGCGGTGCCGCGCTGCAAGCGATTCCACTCGGCCCGGGCGGCGCGTAGCGCAGAGAGCTGGTCGGCGTAGATGTGGCGCAGGTCCTTCACGTTGTCGCCGCCGCCGGCGATGGCTTCCTGTTTCTTGGCGCTGTTGACGTCGTAGTAGAAGGCGCGGACGGCGTCGTAGCTCTCGCGGTCGGCTTGCAGGTAGCTGTGTTGGTCGCCGTCCTGGCGGGTGAGGGTAACGTGGCCCAGGTCGGCGCCGCTGGCGGCCTTGCCGCCGCCGGCGGGGAGGAACAGCAGACGGCCAGCTTTCACGGTGGCGACGGCGTCGTAGTCCTCGCCCAGGCGGGTGAGCAGGTTGGCGTCCGATTCGCCGGTTTGGTCCAGCTGCAGGACCTGCTGCGCCTCAAGGTCGGATGCGATGACCGGGGTGAGGCCCTGGCGTGCGGCCAGGGTGCGCAGCACGGCGCCGAGGGTGGTGGCGCTGTAGCTCTGGTCGCGCTTGGTCTTGAGGCCCTTGCGCAGGTCGGCGCTGCGGGCGCGGATGCTGAGGACGTCGGGCGCGCCGCTGTGTTCGGTCTCGTCGACGATGTAGCTGCCCTTGTCGACCAGGCCGGTGGTGGACCAGCCGAGCCAGAGGCGCACGGTGGCGCCCCGGGGCGGGATGGCGAGCAGGCCGTCATGGTCGGACAGCACCAGGCTGAGCTGGTCGGCCTCGAGGCCGCGGTTGTCGGTGAGGTCCAGGCTGATGAGCCGCGGGGCGATGAGGGCGCTGATGTCCTTGCCGTCGACCAGGACGCGGTAGCGGGCCTGGGGGTAGCTGGCGCCCTGGGTGAGGTCCTGGGCCACGGCGCGCAGCTGGCCGGTGGCCTGGTCCAGCAGCTCCTGGATCACAGAATCTTCCTGAGCAAGGTGCCCATGCCGGCGAGGCCGACGCCGAGCAGCTCGCGGCCGGTGTCGTCGTCGACGCGCTTGAGGGCGATGCTGAACTCGATGCGACGCGGGGTGCCGTCCTGGAAAAACAACGTCTTGGTCTCGCTGATGCTCTCGATGACCCAGAGTCCATAGATGCGACCGCTACCCTCGATCAGCGGCCAGGCGCCGCCGGTGCCGGCCATGTAGCGCAGCAGGTCGAGGCTGCTGGGCGTGCCGGCGAGCTCTGGGGCGAGCCAGCCGGGTAGGGTGATGCTGTCGTCGCCCTTGCCGAGGAACTGGCGGGCCGGCGCGGCGCCGACGCGGGAGCTGCTGGCATGACGGTAGTCGGTCTGCCGCTGGAGTTCCTGGTAGGCGAGGGTATGCAGGCTGAAAATGAAGTTGCCGAGGGCCATCATCATGGGTGTCAGTCCTTGTCTCTTAGGCTGCTGCGGCCGCGGGCGGCCTTCTGGCTTTCGATGCGGGCAAGGGCGGCCTGGACCTCGCGGGCGATGGCCTGGGCGTCAAGCCCGGGGCCGGCATTGATGGTGATGTTGTAGGTGTCGCCGCTGGTCGGCGCCGGGGCGGCGCTGGCGGCCAGGGGCGGGCGGTCGTCGAAGGTCACGCCGTTGGCCAGCGCCGGGGTGGCGGCAGTGCCGATGCCCAGGGCGACCACGCCGGCGCTGGCCAGCTGCTTGGCGGTGCCGGCTATCTGCGCCAGGGGGCCGTCCTCGCCCTTGGCCAGGCCGACCGATAGACCCTGCATGACGAAATCGCCGAGGGTGGCGAAGACGCGGGATGGCGAGTGGATGTCGAGCTTTTCCTTGAACCAGCCGATGACGCTGTCGCCTGCATTCATCACGGCGTCTTTCACCGCGCCCAGACGGCCGGTGATACCGCTGACCAGGCCGTCCAGGAGCATGCCGCCGAGGTCGGTGAATTTGGCCGGGAGCTCTACTCCGAAGTAGCTCAAGACTGCCGCGAAGACGCGGTAGAAGAGGCCGATGGGCGAGAAGTCGAGGATGAGCTTGGCGATGCCGCCGATCCCGCCGTTGACGCCGGCCTTGAGTTCGGCCCAGAGGCCGGCAAACCAGGGGCCGACCTTGTCCCAGTTGGCATAGATCAGGCCCGCCGCGAGGGCGATGCCGGTGAGGATGGCGAGGATGGGGTTGGCGATGGCGGCCGCGGCCATGATGCGTAGCCCGGTAGCGACCAGGGGCAGGGCGGTTTTGCCAAGGTTGAACAGCAGGCCGATCAGGTTGGGCAGGCGGATGCCGACCTGGGCGAGCATGAAGCGCAGGGCGAGGAAGGGGCCGAGGACGCCAGCCAGGCCGAGGGCGAGGGTGCCGAAGGCGATGGAGATGGCCGACAGCACCGCGGCAACCTTGACCAGATTGCCGGCGAGGACGGGATTTTCCTTGGCCCAGGCGCCGGTCTTGGCGGCCAGGTCGCCGAGCCAGGTGATGATTTCCTTGAGCTGAGGCGCAACGGTCTCGCCCCACGCGGCCTGGGCGTTTGTGAAGCTGCCCGTGGCGGCCTCCCAGACGTTGGACAGGGTGCCCAGCTGCTCATTGACGCGCATCTGCAGATCGGCCTGGGCCTTCATCTTGCCCTGGACTTCCTGGTAGCCGGCCAGTCCCTTGGACATCATGGTGTTGAGCGCGGTTAGGGTCTCGGCGTCGTCGCCAAAGATCTGTTTCAGCACGCCCAGGCGGGTTTCGGTGTCGAGCCCCTTGAGCTTGTCCAGCTGGGCGTAGAGTTTCTCCATGCCGCCGAATTCGCCCTTGCCATCGGTGAAGTCGAGCTTGATGCCTTTTTCCTTGAGCCCCTTGTTGGCCTTGCCAACCTTCGTGGTGTCCATACCCATCTGGAAGATCTTGCGCAGGGCGTTGCCGGCGGCGCCGCCTTCCATGCCGGTCTGGTCGAGCTGGATCAGCAAGGGAGCGAGGGCATTGGCCGCTTCGAGGCCATCTTTCTTGATGATGTCCAGCGCCGGGCTGATCTTGCTGAAGCCCTCGAGCATGTTGTTGGAGTCGACGCCCAGGTAGAAGCCGCGCTGGATGGTGTCCATCAAGCCCATGAGGTCCTTTTCGCTGGTGCGGGTGGCGTCCTGCATCTTGGCGGCGAATTCGGCGGCCTCGGTAGCCGGCATCTTGAGCTGGACGCCCATGTAGGCCGCAGCCTCGCCCATGCCGCCGAGGATGGTCTTGGCCGACATCCCCTGGCGCACCAGCATGGTCATCATTTCCTGGAACTCGGCCGTGGTACCGGGCAGGCGATCGCCCAGGCGGGTGGCCAGGTCGGAGATCTCCTTGAATTCCTTGGGCACCGAGCCGTCGCTCAGCATCAGGGAGGCACGCAACTGGGTGGCCGCATCCTCGGCCGGGGCGAAGGCCTTGATCATGCCCAGCACCGGGCCGCCGATCGCGGCGCCGGTAGCGGCGGAGCTGGCCCCAGCCATGGCGGCGTTGCCCGCGATCTCCTGGCCGCGCTTGAGCTTGCCGCGGGCGCTGGCCAGCTTTTCCTGAGTGCGATTGAGGCGCTCGAGCTTGCCCCGTTGGGTGTCGATTGCCGCATTGGCGCTGGTGAGCTGCGCCTGTAGGCGCGCCTGGGCGCCGCCAAGGTCGCGGGTGTCGACGCCGGCCGAGCGCATGATCGGCAGCAGGCGCTGCAGCTCACTGCGCTGGGCGGTGTGCTTGGCCTGCAGCTTGTCGACGGCTGCGGCCGCGTTGGCGAAGGTCTTCTGGAAGGCGGCGGACGGAGCCTCCATGGCCCTGAGCTGCTCGCGGTACCCGCGCAGCTTCTCCTGGCCCTTGGCGAGGGCCTCGGCGCTCTGGCGCACGGCCTCACGCTGGCGCTGGTAGCCGGTGAGGTCTTGCTGCTGCTGGTTGAGCTCCTTCACGCGATCGCGCGCCTCCTTGAGGGCGCGGGCGGTGGCGGAGCTGCCCCCGGCGATGCGTTTGAGCGGGGCCGTGACCTTGTCCAGGGCGGACAGGAGGACACGGATCTGCAGGTCATTGGCCATCAGGGGCGACTCGTTTGCGGGCGCGTTCGCGCCAGTCCATCAATTCAGCGAGGCCCAGCGCATCGAGCTGGGCTGGTTGCCAGTGGAAGGTGATGGCGAGATCCGCCATCGCATCCTCTACGTGGCGGGGTAGAGCGCCGCCTTGTCGGACTTCTTCAGCAAAAAACCAGCGATCTTCCCGCCCACGTCGACCAGGTCGGCCGGATCCATGGCGCGCAGCTCGGCCTCGGTGAGGGTGGGCTGGCTGATACGCGGGGTCACACGGACGATGGCGTTGACGTCTAGCTGCAGCAGGTCGGACAGGGTGATGCCGCGCAGCTCGCCGGCGTTGGGCTTGCGCAGGGTGATCTGCTCGATGGTGGTTTCGCCACGGACGATGGGCTGGTCCAGGACGACGACGTGCTCGGGGGTGGTGGTGCTCATAGTGGTACTCCAGGTAATAGGCTAGGGCTGGCCCGCCAGAGCGGGCCAGAAAAGGGTAGGGATCAGATGCCGAGGGCGGCGCGCTGCTTGGCCAAGCGATCCTCGCCGCCGACGTTCTCGACGAAGGCCAGGAGGTCGATCTCGATGACGGTTTGGCCGTCCACGGTCAGCTTGTAGTAGCTGCAAGTGGTGGTGATCTTGTGCTCGGTGTCTTCACCAGGCGTGGCCTCGCCCATGTCGATGGTTTCGTGGCGGCCGCGGACGACGATCTCCACCGCGCTGACGTCGCCGGTGTCGTCCTGCTGGTAGGCGCCGGCGAAGCGCAGGGGCACGGCTGCGGCGCCCACGGCGCCGAATTGCTTTAGAGCGACGAGATCCAGGCCGCCGAGGGTCCATTCCAGCTGGATGCCGTCATCGGAGAAACCGAGGTCGGCCTTGACCGGGCCGTTCATGCCGGCGCCGCGGAAGGCTTCCATCTTGCGACCCAGGGGCGGCAGGGTGCAGCCCTTGGCAATGCCGAGGTAGCTGTTGCCATCGTTGAAGAGGTTGAGGTTCTTGAGTTTGCGGGGCATGGCCATAGGGGCGGCTCTCCAGAGGGCGCCCCAGGGGGCGCCGAGTGATCAGGATCAGGCGTTCACGCGGGTCGCGAAGTCAGCCAGGAAACGGTCGGTGATGCGCTGGCGCAGGGTGAGGTCTTCCAGCGGCGGGACGGGGGTGTAGTCGTAGTCCAGGAAGAGCTTGCCGGCCTTGAGCGACTCCTTCTCGTTGGCGTCGGCGTCGTACCAGCACTCACCGCCCAGCAAGTAGCCCTGGCGGGTCAGCTCGCGGAACTTGGCGTTGATGCCCTCGACCAGGTCGCGCACCAGGCTCGGGTGCATCGGCTTGTCCACGGCCCAGAAATGCGCCTCGGCCATGGTGTCGGCCAGCACCTGGGCGGTGCGGGTGTAGTTCTCGAAGGCAAACAGCGGATCCTCGCTGCAGGTGCGCGAGCCCCAGAAGCGGTAGCCGTCGTGGTTGATCAGCGTGGTGACCTCGTTGCTGTTGAGGTAGTCGCTGTCAGTGGCGGTGTCCTGCAGATCCCAGAAGACATCCTTGCTGATGCCGGTCACGCCTTCGACGGTGGCGTTGGACAGGGTCTTGTGCCAGCCGATATCGCGGTCCAGCTGCGCACGCAGCCCCAGGGCCCGAGCGGTGGCATTGACAGTGACGGTCTTGTTCTCGCTGGTGGACCAGGCCAGGAATTCCGGCCAATGCAGCATGAGCTCACGCGCGCCGAACTGATTGCGGTAGGCGACGGCCTCTTCCTTGGTGGCGCAGCCGTTGCAGTTGGCGTAGACGAAGCCGCGCAGCTGCTTGGCGATGGCGACCAGGGCGGTGGTGACGGGCTGGGTGTCCAGGCCGGGCACGCCTAGGATGCGGGGCACCACGCCGAGCTGCGCCTTGGCGGCGAGCAGCGCCTTCATGCCGGTGTATTTGCCCGCAGTGACGCCGCCGATGATGTTCGACGTGGTCTCGGCCGCGGTGGCGCCTTCTGCCACGCGGACCACGACGGTCATGGGCTTGGCCTGGTCGGCGATCGCCTGCAGGGAGGCCGCGAGCGTGCCTTTGGTGCCGGCCTTGCCGACGGCGCCCTGGACATTGGTCAGCAGGACCGGGGTGTTGAGGGGGAATGCGGTGGCATCGGCATCGCTGCCGGTGCAGACCATGCCAACGATGGCGGTGGAAACGGTGGAGATGGACCGCGTGCCCTGATTGATCTCTTGGACTCGCGTGCCGTGATGGTAGTCAGCCATGGGGGGTAAGCCTGCGCAGGTGGGTAGGTGACGCTGCACAGGCTGGCGGATCCGCGCGCGCGGGTCGCGGGGCGGGATGTGTAGGGGTGGCCGCTACACAAGCGAGCCAAGATTCGAGGCCCAGCGGACGGCCTCAGCCAGTTGCCCGGGGCTGTAGCGGTGTGGCTGTTCCAGGTCCAGAACGTGGGCGCAGAACTCCGAGCAGAACCACCGCGACCAGCTCTGGATACCGGCGGGGAGCACCTGGCTGCCGAGGATGCCCAGCCAGTCGTAGCCGGTGCCGGCTTCCTGCTCGAGCAGCTGCTCGACGTGGGCGGTCTGGATCCAGGGCAGAGGCAGGAAGTCCCAGACCGCTGGATCCTGCTCGATCACCTTGGCGCGCACGCCGCCGTCCCGCGGCGAGCTGGTGACGAAGCGGCCGTCCGGCAGCACCAGCTCACAGTGTGAGTAGGGGCTGCGGGTCCAGGCGCGGATGAGGCGGTCGTAGGTGTCACCCGGCGCCTTGTACAGGGCCAGGCGGATCACTGCGGCGCCGTCCAGGTGATGGCTTCGACCTCGGCCAGGGTCTTAGCCTTGGCGACCTGCTGCTCGAGCAGGATCTTCTGGGCGATGCAGGCATTGATGGCGTCCTTGCCATCGGTGCCTACGCGCTGGATCTGGGCGGCGGTGTGCGGGCGGTAGGCCCAGGTGCCTGCGGCGTCCTGACACCAGAAGGGGGTGGTCCAGTCCTCGGCCAGGCTGGGGAAGAGGGAGGCCAGGACGGATGCCTGCAGGTTGCTCTGGTCGGTCAATTTGGCCGGGTAGCGATAGGGTTTGCCCAACGCCGCCGAGTAGAAGCCGGCGGCAATCGCGTTCCCGCAGCCGATTTCTAGCTCGGAAAGCGCCAGGGCCTGCGCGTCTGCCAATGACATCAAAGGGTCGGGCTGATTGTCTTGGGCGACCCAGGCCAGATACCGCAGGTAGTCACTGTTGCGCTCGTCGGCTGGGATGAAGGCGCTGTCTGCCAGGCGGATGACGCCGTCTTCGGCCATTCGGTAGGTATTCATATTTACAGCTCCGAGTCGGCGATGTAATCGCAGGTCCAGACTTGCTGGCCCGTGGTGGAACAGAGGGCGCGGGGTCGGAAACCCTGCTGGTTGGACGAGGCAACCGCTGGGATGCCGGAGTTGGCACCGCTGGTGGCGTTGATGAGCGCCACCGTGGGCGCTGCACGCTTCCGTACGGTCCAGGGGTGCCAGTAGCTGCCGTAGTTAGGGTTGGCGCCATAGGCCTCATAGGCGCAGTTACCCACCTCGTAGTAGGCCTGGCAGAGCACGGCTTCCAGCGTCAGATGGCGGAACTCGAACGGCGTCGCGACCGGCCCTTCCTCGAGCTGGCAGCCCCAGATACCGATACCGCCCGCACCACTGGTAGCGTTGGTGATCGAAAACGCTACACGCAAACCGTTCGCCGTCCCATCGTTGGGCACATCGGCGCTGATAGTGAAAGTTTGCGCTGCCGAACCGATGGCACAGACCTTGGTGGCAATAGTGCTCCAGCCCCCAGCACCGCCGACCGAGGAGGCGGCGGTGGCCGATTTCTGGATGTAGGCGGTCACGGACTGAGCGGTACCGGCATTGGCCTGGAACGAGAAGGTTGCCCGCTTGCCAATCAGTGGAATGGCAACGAAGTCGTCCAGCGTTTGGGCGATGCCCAGCTGGTTACTGGCTGCGGTTGGAGTCAGCAGCAGGTAGGACTTGCCGTAGGGAGCCGAGGCGGCGCCTCGAGAGACGGTGACATTGCTGGCGCTGTCGATCTTCCAGCGGTCGGCGCAGTAGCCAGCGGCCGTGAACGACGTACCGCGTTGCCACAGGTCAAAGTTGCCGTTGATGAGCTTGTTGCGGAAAGCCCACTGACCTGCAATACCGGCGGCCAAGGCATCCACCGCCTCGGCTGAGCCGGCCAAAACGGCCCAGAGGCCTTCGGCGGGAACAGCCACCAGCAGCAGGGAGGTCATGGGCAGCAGCTTGACGGCCCGGGACAAGGTGTCGGCGCCGGCAGGCGTCAGCGCCACCACGGCCGCGGCCGCCACGTTCTTGAGCAAGAACGTGGCGCCCTGTGGGACATCAGCAGTGGCGGGCAGCAGGATGCTGCCGGAGGCAGGAAGGTTGATACGAACCGCCTTGCCGATATCGGTCGCCGCCAAGGCGGTGCCGGCGGTGGTCACGCTCTTGACCGCCGACAGCTCAAGGCCGCGCAACTTGGCAAACTCGGTGGTGACCAGACGCTTGGAGTTGTCGAAGCGATCCGGCGTCGGTCCGGTAGGGCTGTCAGTGAAGGCCGGCGACTTGAGCGGGGCGTAGCCGCTGGTGATGTCAGCGAAGGCCAGCGCCGTGGTACCCAGGGTAATGGGCGCATCGGTGACCAGTTTCCATATGGTGTCGGCCTGGGCGGTGCCCTGCTCAACGTAGACCGTCAGGCCCGGGGTGACCTCGCTGCTGGCGTCGGCATCCAGCGCGCGGGTCCAGGTGCCGGCCGCGACCAGGTAGAGCCCGTTCTGGCTGGCGGTGTCCTGGTTCTTGACCAGGATGCGATCGCCTACGGCCAGGGCTACGCCGTCAACGGTGGTCGTGCCGGACAGCACCAGGTTGGCCGTGGTGGCCACGCGTACCGACTGCTTGTTGTCCAGTCGGTTGACGGCCACGGTGATGGCGTCGTCGACGTACTGCCGGGTGGCCAGCACTACGCTGGGATCAATCTTGAGCTCCACCGCGCTCGCGCTGCTGACGATGAGCACCATGCGCAGCACCTGAGTGCGGCCGGAGCCTTCGGCCAGCTGCGGCTTGTAGCTGGGTGGGGTGTTGGCCACGGCGATCAGGTTGCCGTCTGCATCGATAAGACCCATCTCGCGGATCCAGCTACCGCCGGTGGCCTCGGGGATCACCAGCTCTGCAATGATCTGGCTGGTGTTGCTGGGGTCCACAGCCAGGGTATTGAGGCCGGCGCGATACCACTCACCGACCAGGGCTGTCTGGCTGCGGTTGGGGGTTGGCACAACGCCGCCGCCGTCGCCTACGGCCATCTTGGCGATCTTGAGAGTGGTGTTGAGCGCCGCGGCGTTGGCGAGCTTGGCCTCGCCGATGGCGGTGAGGATGGCGTAGTAGGTCTGGCTCATGGGTAGATGCTCAGGGTGTCGATGCTATGGGTGCCACCGGCGGCCAGCAGGGCTTGGCCGCTGACGACGATGGCTTCGGGTTGGTAGGCGTAGACGGTGAGGATCTCGCCGCTGTAGGCGGCCAGGTGCGGGCCGAGCGAGCCGCGGGCCTCGAGGCTGATGGCCAGGCCCTGTAGGTGGCGGCTGACCGGTTTGGCGTCGTCGATCAGCAGCGACAAAGCGTCGTACATGGCCTCGGTGATGCCGGTGTCGAGGACGCCGATGTCCAGACGGAAGGTGCCTGGCGTGCCCTGCGGGCTTTCCTGCCACCACTCGCGGACGCGGATCAGGTAGCCCAGCGGCTCGACCACCCGGCGCAGGGCGCCGATGGTGCCCTTGTGGGCGTGGACGAAGTAGGCGGACTTGATGACCTGGCGCTTGGTGGCCTCGCTCCAGGTGCTGTCCCAGCGGTCGACCGAGCGAGCCCAGGCCAGATAGGGCAGCAGGGCCACCGGGCAGCGATCCGGGTCGCCTAGGTCGCGGAGTGGGACCGGCACGTCGCCGATGCTGGCCAGGGCCTCGGCGGCCAGGCGCTCCAGGCGCGTGCTGTTGGGTGGGAGCAGGGCAGTCATGCCTTAGCTCCCCAGGGTGACGCTGGTGGCGGTGCAGTAGCCCGCCTGGGCTTCGGTAGGGGTGATGTCCTGCCAGCCGACCAGCTCGACCCAGGCGACGCCGGCGACGTGCAGCGCGGCATCGATGCCGGATCGGGGGATCCGCACGCCCAGGCGCCGCCGCTGGTTAACGTAGGCGGCCAGGTTCTTCTTGGCAGTGGCCAGGATGACCTCGGCTTCGGCGCCGGTGTTGGCCAGGTGCAGGATCGCCGTCACCTGGTAGCGCAGGATCTGCGCCGATTGCACGGTCAGGCGATCGCCGACCGGGCGGACGTCCTCGTCGTTGAGGGCCTTGCTGACGGTGGCCAGCAGGTCTGCGGAGGCGGTGCCATCGCCGGTGAGAGCCTGGACGGTGACAGTCACAGCGGCCGGGCTGGGGCTCGTGGCGCTGGCATCGGCTACCAGGCCACTGGCGTTGCGGGCGTGCAGGATGTAGGCATTGCGTGGGCCGGCAACGCTCAGGCCTTCCCACGCCATCTGGACGCGCTCGCGCAGGGCGTCGTCCGTTTCCATTACGGCCGCGGCAGGCGGCATGGCACTGGGGTTGGCCGGAGTGACGACCAGGCGGGTCAGGTTGACGCCGGCGGCGATCTGCTCGAGGTCGGTCCCCGTGGCCTTGGCCAGCATTGTGGCGAGCGCCGCTTCGTTGACCCGCTGGCGGAGCAGCAGCTCGCGATAGACGTTCTCCTGCAGCAGCTTGGTCAGAGGCTCAGACTCCAGCTCCAGGCGCGCGGCGATGGCGGCTTGCTCGGCGGTGGGCCAGAGGCTGACCATTTTGGCTTTGCGTGCGGCCAGCAGGGTCTCGAAGTCGAGCGCTTCGATGACGGCTGGATCCGGCAGTTGGCTGAGATCGATTGGGGTGAAGGTGGTCACCGGGTGCCTCCCAGGGTGAGCGGAGCCCGCAGGCTGACGGCGGTGTTGGTCACGGTGCTGTAGCCCTCGAGGTCGACGAAGGCCTGGCCAGGCTCGTCGCCCAGCGCCAGGGCGATACGGGTGAGGTTGATGCGTGGCTCCCAGCGCAGCAGGGCGATCACGATCACTGCCTTGGCCTGCAGGGCGAGGGCGCCGTTGAGGGGCTGGTCGATGAGGCTGAACAGGTCGCAGCCGTAGTCCCGGCGCATCAGGCGGCTGCCGATGGGCGTGGTGAGGATGTCGGCCACGGACTGCTGCAGGTGCTCGAGGTCGGTGACGGTCAGGCCGGAGGTGCGGTTCATGCCGGCGCTCCAGTCTGGGCGCCGCCGCTCTGGACGCCCCCATGCTTGTGCTTGACCAGGCTGATGCCGGCGGCGACCACGTCCTCGCTGACGACCACCTTGCCGGTGACGTTCTGGTTGCCGGTCTGGGTGTAGTCGCCTTGGTGGTTGATCGGGCCGACGATGTTGATGCCGCCGGTGCTGGTCAGGTCGGTGACGCCGCCCTCGGGCAGGATGGCGCGCAGGCGATGGGCTTCGCTGTCGTACTCGACGACGGCGCCGTCCGGGTAGGTGCGGCGGTGCAAGCCGGCGCGATCGCCGTTGGCCGGCCGCAGCTGGCTGAAGAGGCCGCAGAGCACGACGCCCTGGGCAGTCTGGCCGCTGGGGCTGAGGACCAGGACCTGCTCGCCCACGGTGGGCGGATCCCAGTCGCGAGTGGTGCCGGCGCGCAAGGCGGTCCAGGGCAGCCAGCCGGTCAGCAGGTCGCCGCTCTGAACCCGAACCCGGGCAGGGCGTTTGTCTGGGAGACTGCCATGGTCAACCTCGGCAACGGTGCCGAGGCGGATCAGGTTCTCGATGAGGCGGGAAAGGGCGGCGATATCGGTCATGCCGCGGAGAATGGCGGCCGCGCGCGCGAGGTGCAGCCGAGCGGTTGTGTAGCGACAGTGGCTACAAATCAAGGCCGTCCAGGAGCGAGTCGCGCAGCTGCTGCAGGTCCCGGTCAGATAGGCCCAGCAGTTCCCGGCGGGCGTAGCGGACCTCGGGGGCTCCGCGCTCGGCGCGGTCTTTCAGTCCGTACTGGTGGACGCGGGCGATACGAGAGACGCGGCCGGCGAAGCCGATCACCGCCTGTTGCGGCGTGCCCTTGGCCTTGAGGTACCGGGCCATCTTGAGCTTCTCGAACATCCGCCTTTTGATGCGGCCCTTCTTGCCGCGCAGATCTCGCGGCTTGCGCGCCTCGAAGGGCGAGCCGTCCGGGTTCACCTGGGCGCGGATCCGCTGCTGCTGGCTGCGGCGCAGCTGCTGGGCGGCCTTGCGGGCCAGTTGGGCGCGGCCGCGGCCGTCGAGCTTCTGCAGCAGCGGCGAAAGCCAGGTCTCCAGCGCCTCGAGGTCAGCCACGGCTGCGGCCCGGCTGGGGTGTTTCCAGGGCTAGGGCGTCGCCAGCGGATCCGGATTGCCACTCGGCGAGCAGCTCGCCGCCCGCGAAGACCTGCCAGGTGGCCGGCTCCTGGTACTCGGTGTACTGCGGCTCGGGCGCGTGGCTCAGCTGGTAGGTGCCGTCTGGTTGGCGCTTGACGACCACGCGCTCGGTGAGCGGCAGGGTGATAGCCAGATCCACCTTGGAGTTGTCCAGGATGTCGGCCTCGAAGCCGATGCCCTGGGCGGATTTGTCCAGGTTGACCAGGAGCTCGGACTGGTTCGTCCGGATCCAGGCCAGCAGCGGCAGCATCACGGCGTCCGGGTGGCCGGCGAAGTCGGTGAGGATGACCTGGAGCTCGTAGCCGTACTCCCAAGACAGGCTGGCCGCCGCGGTGCAGCGCAGCTTGCCCTTGTCGATGAAGACCAGCAGCCGGTCAGGGCTGTGGCGCAGCTCCGGCACGGCAGCGAGCAGGTGAGCGCGCAGGCTCTCGGGCTTGTTCATGGGTGGACCTGCTGGGCGTCATAGACCATATCGACCTGGGCGGCGCAGTCGGCCCAGGCAGCTTCCAGGGCCTCGCTGTCGTCCAGGAGCTCGCCGTTATTGCGCGGGGCGGTCGACGGCAGCTGGCAGCGCGTTACCACTGGACAGCCACTCACGGTAAGCCGCGGCGCCGGTGAGGACGGGCCGCTGGCGCAGCCGGCGAGCAGCAGCAGGCAGAGGCTGACCAGCCCAAGCCTTGAGGTCGGCGTTTTCATCTTCGAGCTCCTGGATCCGGCGCTTGCGGACATCGATCTCGCGGCGCAGGTCTGTCTGGGTGGTCTGCAGCTGGGCCTGGGCGGCCCGCTGCTCGGTGAGGGTGGCAGTGAGGTGGTCGCGCTCGCCGGTCAGCTGGGTGACCCGGTCCTCGGCGGCCTCGCGCTTCTGGTTGGCCTGGTCTATGCGCAGGCCCTGCGCATAGAGGGTCAGGCACAGCACGGCGATCGTGAGGGCCAGGGCGAGCGCGAAGAGGGCTTTTTCCTTCCAGCTGATCATCGGCCGTACCAGCCAGCACGGCCCATGGCCGCCTGGTCCAGGTGCTCGAGGTCGCCCATTACGACGACGGCGCGGACTCCGGGCTTGGCGGCCTGGATGGCTTCGGCCAGGTGCTCGGCGTCCTCGATCGAAGCCCCGGCCGGCAGGACGAAGACATCGCCGTCTACCGGGTTGATGCGCTGCGCAGCATCCGTGGCGATCATGCGGCGTCCTTAGCTGAAGCGGCGGCGCTGTAGCGGGCGAAAGCGCGCTCGAGCTTCACGTCGTAGAGATTGCGGGCGTAGGCCGGGCCGTTGTAGCCGCGGGCGAAATCGGCCCACTTGCCGGCCTTGAGTGCCTTGAGCAGCGCAGGCTCCGTTTTGACGAAGCGAACGAAGGCGTCGAGCTGCTCGGCCTCGCTGGCCTGCATGCGGGTGACGAAGTCCTGAACGCTGGCGTAGCCCAGCGCCTGCCAGTGGTAGCCCATGACCTGGAACAGGCCCCAGCTGCACGACTCCAGCGCGCAGGCCTCGTCGATCTGCCGGGCCGAGGTCAGGCGCTGCCACTCGGCCGCGCCGCCGGCGTAGCCACCGGACTTCGGGTTGATCAGATTCGGGTTGAGGGCTGCCAGGCGATCGGCCTCGGCCTGGCCGTGGGCCTTGACCAGGCGCTGGTGGAAGACGTGGCGCTCGAACAGGATCACGACCTTGCCGTTGTCCAGGAAGCCCTGGCCCTTGGACTCAACCTCATTGACCGCCTGGACGGCTGCGACGGGGACGCCCAGGGTCTTGGCGGCCTGCTCGAGGTCGGCGTAGCCCAGATGGAGCGGGTCGCGCTTGCCCAGCAGGGCGGCGAAGGTCTTCGGACCGGCGATGCCATCGGCTACCAGGCCGACAGAGCGCTGGAAGGCTTCAACGGCCTGCTCGGTGCCTTCGTCATAGTCGCCGTCCAGGTCGACGGAGAAGCCGGCCACGGCCAGGGCTTTCTGCAGGTCGCGCACAGCCAGGCCGTGGGCGCCGATGATCAGGATCTTGGGCTGGTTCATTGCGTTTCCACCTTGCGTTCGACGAAGCGTTTAGCCGCGGCGCGAGTGCTCTCAACGCCCAGCAGGCCGATGATTCCGCCCCAGAAGGGGCCGGTGCTGGCAGGGATGCCCAGCAGGGAGAGACCGTGGCTTGCGGCCAGGGCCAGGGCGCCGCACAAGGGGGCCTCGAGCAGCACGCGGCGCAGGGTGCCGCCGCCGTAGGCGATGCGCAGCGCGGCGATGACGCCGGCGACCATCGCGGCGTAGAGGGCGGGCCAGTTGTGTTCGAGCCAGGTGGCGAACCAGGCCCAGGAGTCAGGACGGTCAGGCATGATGTTTCTCGTCTAGTCCCAGAGGCTGACCGGCTGTTGCGCGGCGATGCCGGCAGTGGCCTGGGCGGGAGCGTCTGGCAGGGTGATAGGGGTGCCGATCGGCAGGATGGGGCCCAGCTCAGCCAGGCCCGGGTTGGCGTCGAGCGCGGCCTCGGTGACGTCCTGGGTGCGCCCGTAATGCCGCAGGCAGATCCGGTCCAGGGTGTCGCCTTGCTGAGCGCGCACGACGGTGGCCATCAGATGAGCTCCACGGTGGTCCGGGCCAGGCCCAGGAAGTCGCGGATGGCCCAGCGCTGATCGCGGCGGTACTCGTCGATGGTGGGGGTCAGCGCCTCGGCGTCCTTGTCGCCCTTGGCGGTGCTGTCGTAACTGCGGTACCGCTCGGCCACCTCAGCCGCGGAGGCAGCATCGATGGCGCGGAGGTACAGGTGGGCGCGCTCGCTGACGCCGTCGACCTGCAACCCGGGCACGGCGGCCAGGGTGGCGTAGCCGCTGGTGGCTTGCGCGAATCGATAGCCGGCCAGCTCGCGGTTGACGGTGATGGCCGCGGCGATCACGGCTGCCTTGAGCTTCTCCGTGCTGACGCTGCTGTCGATGCGCAGCCGGGCGCGGACCCGGTCCAGCTCGATCGCCGGCCAGAAGGGGTCGGACACCACCTGACCGCTGGCGACGGTGTCGCCTGCAACGAATCCGCTCATGGTGCTGCTCTCAAATGGGTCGCCGGTGGTCGGGGCTTCACGGTCCCAGGCGAGGCCTGGCCGATCCGCCCCGAGCCGGCGGGGTTGCGGGGGACCGCTCGGTTAGCCACCGCTCTCAGCGGGGGCATGTTTCTTGGCCAGGCGCTCGGCCCGTTCCAGGTCTTTCTTGCCGCCGCAGCGGTCGTGCAGGCCGATCGCCTTGCGTAGCATCTCGATGGCCGAGACCAACTGGCCCGGGCGACCTGGTCGATCCTCGTCGACGTCGGTCAGCTCGGCCCGACCGATGGCCAGATAGAGCTTGGCGCGAGCCTCGTCGGGCATGTCGTGCTCATCGGTGAGCACGGCAGTGCGGACCAGGATGTCCAGGTCGAAGGGCTGGCCGGCTTTCTGCGAGGCCAGCGCGCCTTCGGCGACTTCCTCTGCGATCAGGCAGCCCGGGGTGCGCTCGAAGCGATCGGGCATCAGCAGGCCATGGCGCAGCACGTAGGCGGCGATATCCAGGGCGCCGGCAAACTCGCCAGCATCGATGCGCCAGATCATCACGGTGACCAGCACCTCGTCCTGGGCGCCGTTGCCGCCCTCGAGCACACCGCTGACATAGTCGGCATAGGCTCCGAGCAGCTGCCGCTTGAGCTCGGCTTTGGCCTGGGTGGATTGCACCTGCTTGAGTCGCAGCCGGTCCTGCAGCAGCTGAGCCAGCTGCTGCTCGTACACGGTACGACCCGCCATGCTGTCGGCTGGCCCGACCGCCGCGGCGGCGAGGCACGCCGCGGCGGCCAGAAAATGACGTTTCGCGGGAGAGGTGGCCATGGCTTATACGCCCGTCTCGATGTTTTCGACCAAGCAGCCGAAGCCGTAGTCCTCGATCACGTAGGCGTCGTTACTCGACTCGTAGTTCTCGATGCGGTTTTTCTCTGGCGCTTCCTTGACGAAGCGGCGGCGGCCGCCGGTCTGGAAGTAGATCGCCAGGTTTTCGAGCGAGGTGATGAGCATGCCCTTGTCCGGGCAGTAAGGCACCTCGACCGGCTGCAGGCCGCCCATGCGCTTCTGGGCCAGGATCAGGTCGGTGGCCAGCTTCTCGCTGGGTGCCTGCTCGCGGTTAACCAGGGGGAAGTACTTGTCGTGGACCAGGTCGCGGCCGAGGATCACCACCAGGCCCGGATCCTTGCGGTACCAGGGGTCGATCAGGTTGCTGACCGCGTCGAAGACCAGGGCATCCAGGTTGTTGTAGTCGGCGTCGGCGCCGGTGCCGATCACGATCTTGCCGGCGGTCTTGCCGGACTTCAGCACGCGCTGGGGTGCGTTGTTGCGGTACTGCTGCAGCCAGCCGATGTTGACGTCCTGGAGCAGCGGGTTGGTGGCGCGGTTGGTGGTGGCCGCAGCGCTGGTGCCGTTGAAGCCGACCATCAGGCGGTCCAGGGCCTGGCGCTTGACGATGGCGTCACGCAGGCGCGCCTGGAAGTCCGGGAACTTGGCCCAGGCGTCCAGCAGGGAGTAGGGGATCGCGGTGTCGAAGTCGGTCTTCTCGCACTTGTAATCCTGCTTGTCGGTGCTGGACACGTCGCGCGGATTCCGGCTGGCCGAGCCGCTGGTATCGGTACGGCTGGCGATGGTGCCAGAGACGCCCAGGCCGACCTTTTGGCCGAGCAGCTCGTCGACGCCGATGATGTTGATCTTGCTCAGGAAGTCGCTGGACTCCTGGATGCGGGTTTCCAGCTTCTGCTGGACGGTGGGGTCGACAGCGAAAGTGGCGCTCGCCGAGGACACGCCGCTCAGGGCAGCAACTTGGGCCAGGTAGGCGGCGTACAGGGCACGGGTATCGTTACGCATGGATCTCTCCGGGAAAGTGAACGGCTGATCAGCAGTCGGTCAGGGTCTTGCCATCGCCGCCGGTAACCGCAGGGCGCTTGGTCTGGTTGGGGTCTTGGGTCTGGCTGAGCTGCACCTGCAGATTGGTGAAGTCGGTCTGCAGCTGGGCATGCTTGCCGGCCAGTTCGGCGAAAGCGGTTTCGGCGTTGGTAAAGCGACTGTCCTGCTCGCGGACGTGCTCGGCCACTGCGGTGACCGCGGCGCCGATCTGGGCAAACTCGCCGTCGATGTGCGCGTCCTTGCCCTTGAGCAGCTCCTGGACCTTGGCGAACAACTTGGCGCCCAGGCCGGGCTTGTCCTCGACCTCGGCGAAGGTCAGAGCGGTCTCTTCGGCCACGGTGAAGAGGTTGTCGGCGTGCAGCTTGCGGCCGGCGTAGGGATTGCTGGCCGGATTGGCCGCGGCGAAGGACAGCACGTCGGTACCCAGGCTGGCGGGGCTGTCGGTGATGCCCAGGCCGACCAGGTAGGCGGCGCCGGTGTCGGCGAACTTGGGCGAGATCTCGACCGAGGTGTAGATCTTCTGCTTGGCCTTGTTCAAGGCCACCAGGTCGGCGGTGGGCTCGATCTGGGCGAACAGAGCCAGCTTCTTCTGGCCATTGATCTCGACTTCCTCAGCCTTGACCGCGATTACGTCGCCGTAGGCACGGAAGGGACTGTCCGCGAGGGTGCTGCGGATGTGTTCCATCCAGATGCGGGCGCCGTAGGTCTTGGGGTCGTAGCTGGCAGCCATCTGCTCGATCTGGCTGCGCTCGATCTGGCGGCCATCGCTGGTAGCGCCTTCGACGGCGACACGGAAGAAAGGAGAGCGGAGTTTGGGGGTCTTGGGGTCGGCCATGCCGGGGATCCTCAGAGGCTTAGCGGGAGTGCTTGGGCGATGAGGGGCATGGTCGGGACGCGCGCGCGTCCCAGCAACGAGGGGGTTTTGTAGGCGCGCGCGGTACACGGTCGCGCGCTATGGAGGAGGGGATCAGGGCGGCAGTCTGGCGGCCATGAAAAGCCTATCCGATTCCTCGCCCCTGCCAAGCCCGACCGAAACGCCGGCAGCCGCCCCGTCCACTGACCTGCTGATGGACGTGCGTCGTCGCGCCAAGCATCTGTACTGGATGGGCTGGCGGGTGACGGAGATCGCCGAGGCGATCGGCGAGAAGGAAAAGACCGTCCACAGCTGGAAGGCCCGGGACGAATGGGATCGGGCGGATAACGTCGAGCGAATCGGCGGCGCCCTGGAGGCACGCCTGGTGCAGCTGATCCTCAAGGACGGCAAGACCGGGGGCGACTTCAAGGAGATCGACCTGCTGCACCGCCAGCTGGAGCGCCAGGCGCGGATCCAGCGCTTCCAGGGCGGCGGCTCCGAGGCCGAGCTCAATCCGAAGCTGGACAACCGCAATGCCGGGCCTAAGAAGAAGGCCGCGCGCAACGACTTCACCGAGGAGCAAATCGAGGCCCTTGAGAGCGCCTTCCGCGACCAGTGCTTCGGGTACCAGCTGGACTGGTACCGCGCGGGTCAGCAGCGGACCCGCGCCATCCTCAAGAGCCGGCAGATCGGTGCCACCTTCTACTTTGCCCGCGAGGCCTTCCTGGACGCGTTGATCACCGGGCGCAACCAGATCTTCCTATCGGCCAGCAAGAACCAGGCGCATATCTTCAAGGCGTATATCCAGGCCTTCGCCCGGGAGGTCTGTGGCGTTGATGTGACTGGCGATCCGATCATCCTGGCCAACGGCGCCGAGCTGCACTTCCTGGGTACCAATGCCCGCACCGCCCAGGGCTACCACGGCAATTTCTACTTCGACGAATTCTTCTGGACCTTCCGCTTCGAGGAGCTGAACAAGGTGGCCAGCGGCATGGCCATGCAGAAGCAATACCGCCGGACCTACTTCTCGACGCCGAGCTCGATGGCCCATGAGGCCTATACCTTCTGGACCGGCGAGCGCTTCAACAAGGGCAAGCCGGTCGCCCAGCACCTGAAGCTGGATGTCTCCCACGACGCCCTGCAGCAGGGCCGGCTCTGCGAGGACCGGATCTGGCGGCAGATCGTCACGATCCTGGACGCCGAGTCCCGCGGCTGCGACCTGTTCGACCTGGAAGAGCTCAAGCTCGAATACTCGGCCGAGGCCTTCCAGAACCTGCTCATGTGCCAGTTCGTCGACGACGGCGCGAGCATCTTCCCCCTGGCCATGCTGCAGCCCTGCATGGTGGACAGCTGGGTCGAGTGGGCCGAGGACTACAAACCGTTTGCGGCTCGACCTCTGGGCGATCGCCCGGTCTGGGTCGGCTATGACCCCGCCGAGACCGGCGACACCGCCGGCCTGGTGGTGGTCGCGCCGCCGGCGGTACCGGGCGGCAAGTTTCGCGTGCTCGAGCGCCACCAGTTCCGTGGCATGGACTTCGCCGCCCAGGCCGAGGCGATCCGCCAGGTCTGCCAGCGCTACTGGGTGACCTATATCGGCATCGATGTCACCGGCATGGGCAGCGGCGTGGCCCAGCTGGTGAAGCAATTCTTCCCGGGCGTGACCACCTTCAGCTACTCGCCCGAGGTCAAGACGCGCCTGGTGCTCAAGGCCTACGACGTGATCAAGAACGGCCGCCTTGAGTTCGACGCCGGTTGGACCGACGTTGCCCAGTCGCTCATGGCCATTCGCAAGACCACCACCGCCAGCGGCCGCCAGTTCACCTACACGGCCGGACGCAACGACACCACCGGCCACGCGGATCTCGCGTGGGCCCTCTTTCATGCCCTGCACAACGAGCCGCTGGAAGGGCAGACCGCCCGCAATACCGGCGTCATGGAGATTTTCTGATGAGCGATTCCACCGAACTAACCGTTTCGACGCCCGGCCCTATCGAGGCCTTTACCTTCGGCGATCCCATGCCAGTGCTAGAAGGCCGCGAGGTCTTCGACTACCTGGAATGCTGGTTCAACGGTCGCTACTACGACCCGCCGCTGTCCCTCGACGGCCTGGCCAAGGCCACGCGAGCCAGCGTCTATCTGGACTCCGGCCTCAAGTTCAAGCGCAACATGCTGGCCCGCACTTTCATCCCGCATCGCCTGCTGAGCCGTGCGGCGTTCGAGCAGTTCGCCCTGGACTGGCTGTGGTCCGGCAATGCGTACCTGGAGCGGCGGCAGTCACGCCTGGGCACGCCGGTCAGCCTGCAGCCAGTGCTAGCCAAGTACATGCGCCGCGGCGAGGACAACCGCTTCTTCCAGGTGCGCGGGTGGCGTGACGAGCACGAATTCACCCCGGGCACCATCTGCCACCTGCGCGAGGCCGACATCAACCAGGAGATCTATGGCATGCCCGAGTGGCTCGCGGCCATGCAGTCCGCGCTGCTCAACGAGTCGGCCACGCTGTTCCGGCGCAAGTACTACAACAACGGCAGCCACGCCGGCTTCATCTTCTACATGACCGACCCGGCGCAGAAGGAGGAGGACATTGACAACGTCCGCACCGCGCTACGCCAGTCCAAAGGGCCGGGCAACTTCCGCAACCTCTTCGTCTATGCCCCGGGCGGCAAGAAAGACGGCATCCAGCTGATCCCGGTCAGCGAGGTGGCGGCGAAGGACGAATTCAACTCGATCAAGGGCATCACCCGCGACGACATGCTCGCCGGCCTGCGGATCCCGCCGCAGCTGATGGGCATCGTGCCGCAGAACGCCGGTGGCTTCGGCTCGATCCGCGATGCCGCCTTGGTCTACGCCGCCAACGAGCTGGAGCCGCTGCAGGCTCGCCTGGCCCAGGTCAACGAATGGCTGGGGGAAGAGGTGATCCGCTTCCGGCCATACGAACTCACGCAACTCCCACAGTAAGGAAACTGATATCCGTACCCTTTTGTGGAGCAAAACAAAAAGCCGCGTAAAGCGGCTTTTTTATTGAGTATCTTTTTTTGTTTTCTCGGAGTCTTCAGGCTTCTTCGGTTTTCCGTACAACCAGTAAGCAGCAATGCCGTAAAGCCCGAGCACAGTTGCAGTCGTTGACGTGATGAAAGCGACGATTACTGTGTCGGATAGCTTAAATTGAATGTGATTGAAGCCATCGAAAAATGGAGTGAACCACTTTCCAAAGCCCTGTAGTAGAACGACTATTAAAATAACGAAAATCCATATGAGAGCAAGAACGAGCAGGAGCCAGGTATGCGACATCCGCATGCCATGAAGATCATTATTTTGTTGTCTTGCTTGCTCTTTGTCTTGATCCTCGTTGTTGGCAAACGCTTGGCTTTCGTTGGCCAGTGCTTGATTGAGGAGCGGCGATCCTGTCGGCGGCTTCGGAGGCTCAAAGAGACTATCTATACTGGGGTCAAGAAGACCGCTGGGGTCCAGAGGATCGTCATCATTGCCAATAGTCATAGCATCGAATGCGACGGCTGACTAAGAATCCAGCGATAGAAAGACTCGATCATATCGTTCGAGATAATAGCGTTCTGTCCTGCATTCGACCAGGTCACACTCCACGGTGTGCCGGGCTGGTGAGTGGCTGAGGAAAGGGCTATCCCGTCAGCTCGACCGTACTTTCGCACTACTTCACGGATGACATGTTTTTCTGCATCGGAAAATTGTTCGGTTGGTGCGTTAGGGACATTTGGTATCGGTAAAGAGCCAAATTCTCTTACCGCATTGTAAACAGAACGGACTACGGGGCCATACTGCCATGCCTCAACTGGTTCCCTAATAAGAGGAATACCAAGTTTTCCCAGCATGTAGCCATGAGCTATGTACACCAGCTTGAGAAGCTGCATCGGGGTGACTGCAGGATCTCCCGCTGCCTTGCACTCGTCCAGGATCTGCTGGGCAACAGCGCGAGCGTCTTTACTCATCGTTAAGCCCTCCTGTATGTATCACCAGTATGAGGTGGTGCGCGAGAATGCCCAATTCAAGGGGTAGGTGTCAATCGGCACCTGACATTTGTCATGCGAGGCGTTGATCTAGACGCTACCGCCCGCCTTGGGCGCTGTGGTGCCATCTGGGATGGCTCAATCTGTCCCCCTCCATGCTCTCATGAGGTAAATGGCATCAGTGTACCCCGTTGTCCCTCCGTCAATCCGAGCGCTTTAAGGCGTGCGGAGCGAGGCGGCCGAGATCTACTACATGATGGTCGACGGAGGCGGCAAAGCTCAGCTGAGACATCGACTCCTAGCCAATGTTGCTGTCTTAAAAAGCCCCATAAGGAGCTTTTTAACTTGCAAGTGATAGAGATAGCTGTGGTGCTACTTCAGATAGGTAACAGAAAGACTGCGGCGCGCATCCGCTCGGTATTACTTGGTTCAGATCTAGCGGCGAATCGTATCGACGCACTTCGCGAACGGCAATGGCATGCGCTGTTATCCGACCATCAAAGTAGCTTTTAAAAAACTTTTTCGTGATGCCAGAATACTTCTTGGTTTCCAGCCAAATTTCTTCAGGATTGCCAGATAAAACTTTGTCGAAATCGAACTCGCCCACCACCTTGCCTACTGGCAAGGTGGCATAGATTACAACTGTTTTAACGCTTGGGTTTTTGAAGATTGCTTTTCTAAACTCAAACTTCTTTGTGCCCTTTAGGATTTTTTCAGCGTATTCCGGTTTAATTGACAATAAGACTTTCATCTACCTCGCCTTTAGCTGCGATTGCTCGTAGCTGTTCGTCGCTTATCTGGAAGAATCCCCAATACGGCGAAGATATGCCTAATTCTTCAATGAGGGTTGCGCGCGTTACACGTCTCTTAAAGGCTATGTTATACGTAAACTTGAAAACATGAAAGTATTTTTTGGATCTCCAGAACTGCTCAAGTTCGGCGGAGCTAAATACGCTGTGAGCTCGGCAATACCGGAAAAAGTCTTCCTTTGTGCCGAATTCGTTAATGTTTTTATAGTCTTCAATTACGCCGATAGAAGTAGTGACGGAACGATAATGCGCAGGGCCTTGGTCGTCACTCGTACGATATACAACTATGGCGTCTCCTGGCTTCAGTGCCTCAACACCCTTCATAGCGCAGAGATAAACCTTGTGAATACTATTCGCGCTCGAGATATCTTCTACAATATCGCTCCGCTCATTCCTGAGGATAGAGTCTGGTAGAAGTCTAGTGTGCCATTGGGGATAGAGTGAAAGTATGTAGCAGTTGGCATTTTTCAAGCTGACTTTCGGATAGCTCGAATAAAAATTCTGAAAAGGCGCGTCAAGGGATCTAAGCATCACCTGCTCGATTCCATTCGCTGTTTGTTTCTGGCCGATCGTGTTGAAGCCGTAGCGAGTTAGAAGACGAATGAGGCCTTCGTGCTCCGCAAATACTGTTACGTATATTTCTTCAGCAGAGGCGGACACTGCATGATCAAAAATCTTCTTAACGAATCGCTCACCCATTTTGGTGCCGTGAGCGTTGATCTTCATTGTACCAACCTTAATCCTGCGTTTAGCAGGAAGGGACGGGGTGACGTCGTCAATAGGCCCGTCTTCTAGCTTTAGGTAAAGAAAACCTTGAATGCCATTTTCATTTTCAAATACGTAGGCTGACTGATCCCCCTTCCTTGCAAACCAGTCGCTAAATTCTACATAGCCAGCTTTCAGCGAATCGAAGAAGCTGTCCGCTAGGTTAACGTGTTTGAATTGCATCGATTTAAGTTCCATCTTCATGCTCTCCTTGGAAATAGTGGTGCTACCGCATTATAAAACTCATCGGTGGAAGGTGCGTGGAGCGTAATATGCTGGCAAGCAAGAGCTTCGCTTACCAATTTAGAATGCTCGCGTTCAGCTATCAGAAATCCACAAATATCGCCCGGGTTTGCGGTTCCGTCTCGTTCGGATAGCCTCGATGCAATTACGGTCGGCGTATGCTCTATAAGAACTATTGCGGTGATGGCTAGCGACGTAAAGATTGACGGTGCCAGCTTGATAAAGTTACCGCTGGCGTCTTTCAACACAAAGTGCCCGTCAAGCAACAGATCCGGGTTTTCAGATAGGCATTCGCCAACGGCCGTCACAAGAGCCTGCTGGTTCTCATCAATGCCGCTGACAAGCTTGTCCTTGCCCCAGTCGACTCTCTGCCTTTGGCTTTTGATCAGAGCGCTTGCGCTGCGATGAGGTTTCGCAGCGCGGCTGGAAAAGGACTCACACAGGTACGTCTTTCCCACTCCGTGAATGCCCGCGACGAACACAGTCAT